GCCGGCCGGGGGGTGTGCCGCCGGGTGGTGGGGGGTTGGGGGGGTGGTTAGTGTTGCGAGATGTTTTCACTCTTTTGGTTGTTTGGGGTGGCGCTTGTAACTTGTGATACGTTTCGGCTTTTACTCATGCCCTTGGCAGGGTGGCAGAGGTTTGTATGACAGTTTTTGACGCCTCTCGTTTTGAGAGCATCATTTGTGTTTCGCCGCAGAGGAACAGATGTTCAGACTGGGGTGTCAAGTTAACTGTGGGCAAGGCGCTTGCGCCGCGCCAGCATCATTAAAACTAAACAACAACAAAACCTAAAACAGTAAGATGCCCTCCCCCACATTTCCCGCACCCGCAGAAGGCTGCCGTGGCTAATTCAAGCCGACACCTTTAATTTGATGAGATGACGTTCATCACGCTGCTTACCTATTTCAAAGAATAGATACCTACCCAGGTTCCCCTGTTTACGTCCCGCACCATGCAACAGGTGTACGACCTTGGGTGCCCTGTGTCTTCCCGACATGAGGGTCTTGATGAAGTTGGTTAGATGATAGCAGACATTATGTTACTCTTACAACATGCCATCAAAGAAACCTGCTAAACCAAACTTCACTGGTTCGCTTGCAGATTATAAAGCATCTGTAGCAAAACCTAAAGGTATCGCAGAAGACATTGTTGGTGGAATCAAAAACCTTACAGCACCATGGCAATCAACAAAACCTGGTGAACTGTCACAAGTTACAACCACTAAAGCCGTTATTCGTGAAGGCGCAAAACAGTTAGACCAATCACTTGCAGGTGGCATGATAAGCGCTGGCGCGAAAGGTCGAGGTGCTTTAGCGAAACAGGCTGGAATCAACTTGTTGGCTGCTGGCGCAGGATACGGCGCAGGAAAAGCCATTGGCAAGGGAATACAAACTGTTTCAAACTCTCAAAAAATGTATTACGGAGTGCACGGAAGCCCAACAACTGGGTTGTCAAAAATTGTTCCGCAAACAGGACGAAACACACAAAGTTACAATACAAACATTTCAAAGATGCTTGGCAAGGACCAATCAGTAACATCACCAAAAGTGTTCAGTTACAAGCCAGACCCAGCCACCATTTTGTCATCTACAGATTACGCGCAGCGCGCTGGTAGCGGAACAGGCTCACTCTATGTGGTGAAAACCAAAGCAAAAAACATTCTTCCAAACACTGTTGATACCAGTAAGGCTGTTTCTGGTTCTGATGCCTTTATGGCAACAGGGTTAAGCATGGAACAAATGTCCAGCAAGGCAATGAAAGTAGTTAAAGAGTTCCCTATGGGTAACTATACGAAAAAGACTTTTGACAGCATGGAGGGGGCATGGGAAACAACACAAAACTTTTCACCCCTTTCCAAGCAAATCCAACAAGCAATACAGTCAGACAAGAAATTTACTTTCAGTCCAATCAAAGCCCGCAGAAACAAGTAAGGTTAACTGATGGCATCGAAGAAAAAATCGACAGCAGCAACATCAGACACTAGCGGTATGTCGCTTGCAGATTTCAAAGCAAAATACAAACCAGCCGCAGTGTCATCCGCAACTATTGGTTCCCCAGGAAAAACGTATGTTGCTAAAGGTTCAGGACCAAGTTATGTTGGAACAACACCTAAAGGCGCAGACAAAGGTATGTTCGCTGGAAGTTCAACGCCATTAGGTACCTCGTTGGCTGGTTCGAATCTTTCTAAAGGAAACGTAATTAACGCAGCCCTCATCGGTATCTCATTGCCAGCCAAAGCAGGGTCAATACCCGTTATTGCCACAGGAAAAGTAACATCAAAACTGTTAGGACGTTACGTAGCACCAGCCATTGAAGGCGCAGGGAACGCCGCATGGACTTCAGCAACCAAAGGATTAGGGTCAATTCGTGAAGGTGGCAGAACCTACATTTCAAACACTGTGTTCGGCAAAACTTTGGCTTCAACTCAACTTGCTTCTCCAGCACAAACCGCTGCACGCCTCACAGGGCTAGAAGCCAACGCAGCACGAATCTCCACCGCAGCAGCACGCGGCGCGACAGCAGGCGGCATGAACATGCTTAAAGATATTAAAACAGGCAAAAGAGTTCTTAAAGGTGCAGCACTTCTTGGACCGTTGTATTCATTGAGGAACAAATAATCATGGCATCAAGGAAAGACCCTAAAGCAAAAGAGAACCAAGCACGTAAACCCGTCGCACAAAAAGCGATGGCTGACACATCTGGTTCCAACCTTGCAGATTTTAAAAAAGTTGTACTCAACACCCCGCAACGTGCAGCAAACAACCTGCTCAACGTAGTCAAATCAACACCGTTAGGTATAGCCGCCCAAACCGCAGCAAAAGGTGCAGCAACCTACCAAAACAAAGGTTACAAAGCAGCAGTAACACAGCAAGCAAAAATTGCTGGACTACAAATAGCATCCGAAGTTATCAGTTACGGCACAGGGAAAGCCCTACAAAGAGGCGTTGGTGCCGTGGTTGGCACTGGTCTACCAGCCCGAATCAGCAACAAGGTCACAGGTCAAAAAGTTCTTGTTCATGGAACACCAGATTTTGAAAAGTTGATTGGAAACAAGTTGATGCCAAAAGCAGGAAGCCCTGGCTCCCCAACCGAAAAAGTTGTGTTCGGATACAACCCACAATTTAAAGGAAGCGGCAGCGCCGACTATCTCGAAGGAAGCGTCAAGCAGTACACAGGTCCAAAAGGTGGGGCAATCATCGCGAAGTTTCCTAAAAAGAGTTTGAAAAACTTGGAGTATCAAGAAAGCAATGCTGGTTTAGTTAACCAGATGGCGGCAAAAGGGAACCCTCTTGACCCTAAAAATCCTCCTTGGGTTCTTTCTAAAAGCCCAGCAAGAATTGTTGCAAAGGTTCCTGTTGCTGGCGGCGATTTCAAAAACCAATTGGCAAAAGAACTTAAACTTGCGGGTGCACCTTTGCGTGACTCAACCAGAGAAAAGGCTATTGAAAGATTGTTGAGAGAACGAGCATCTAAGAAGTACAACAAAAACAACCCTTCAGTCGTATAAGGTTGTCCCTGCATGGGAACCAAACGAAAAGTAGCACCAGAAGACAAACAACGATTCTTCGCAGCCATAGCAGCAGGCTCCTCAATCACCGAAGCATCCCGCATCTCAGGCGTACACATCAACACAGGGTCACGCTGGTTAGCCCAATCCAAAGCAGCCAAAGCCAAACTAGACGCAGCCGTACTCGCTGTTACTAAAACCAAATCACGTGAAGGCGGCGCACAACACCGAGCATACGAACAAGACCTAGACGAAGCCAACAATCTTCTCCCAGCCATCCCCCATCATCGTCTCTGCGAAAATGCTCAACGCGGCTTAGACGATTTCGACTTCTTCCGCAAACACTATCTAGGACGGGTACCTTCCCCGTGGCAAGTAGAGGCAGCCCTCAAACTTGTAGAAATGTTGGAACACCCCGAAAAAGAATTCGTTGTCCTAAACGTCCCACCAGGAGCAGGCAAATCCACCCTGTTCCACGATGTTGCAGTATGGGCAATCGTACGCAACCGTGCCATCCGTGTAATGATTGGCTCCATTTCACAGGCAATGGCAAAACAATACAGTCGCCGAATCCGAGAAACCCTGGAACGGCAGCAACCAATCCAGCCAGACCCAGAAATAGTTCGCAAAGGGTTAGCAGTTGATGCTGAGGGATGCCTGTCTGTGGACTACGGCAGGTTCAAACCATCCGACAAAGGTGCTTTGTGGCGTGCAGAAGAGTTCGTAGTGGAACAACTAGACGGAAACGGGCTAGACAACAAAGAACCAACGGTACGCGCCTATGGTATTGACTCAGAATACATTGGACACCGCGCCGACCTGTGCCTATTCGACGACGTAGCGTCCGTAGATAATGCTCGTGAAGGCAATACTCGCGACAAACTGTTGGAACGCTGGGACCAAGTAGCCGAAGCCCGTGTAGACCCATCAGGATTACTTGCAGTAGTGGGGCAAAGACTGGGTTCAGGCGACCTTTACGCCCATTGCCTCAACAAAATCACCTATGACCTTGACGATGAAGACTACGACGGCATGGACATGACCACACCAGAAGCAGTGAACGCTATGGAACCCGTCAAATCCTCTAAATACAAACACATTGTGTACAAAGCGTATTATCCTGAACTAGATGATGGTCCAAAAAGCAGACGATTCGACTCCAAACCGTACCCTAAAGGTCCGTTGCTTGACCCTCAGCGTCTCTCTTGGAAAGATTTGTCGTACATTCGGTATTCGAACCCAAGAACTTTTAAGGTTGTATATCAACAAGAAGATGATGCGTCAGACATAAACCTAATCTCACGAACATGGATAACAGGTGGGCTAGGAGACGACGGGGTACTGTACCAAGGTTGCATCGATAACGACCGTTTGCCAGGACAAATCCCTGAAGGACTCGCACCACCCGTCATTTCCATCATTTCGGTTGACCCATCCCCATCCCAGTTCTGGGGAATCCAATGGTGGCTCTATCAGCCGTCAACAAACCTCAGATATTTGATAGATGTCGAACGAGTGAAACTCACAGCCGAAGAACTACTCGGATATGACACAACCAGTGGCGAATACTCTGGGTTACTAGAAGATTGGACGAATAGGGCTTTCTCCTACGGCTACCCTGTATCACACATCGTTGTTGAAGTCAACGCAGCCCAACGCTTCCTCCTCGCCCACGACTTCGTACGCAAATGGCAATCACGACAAATGGTCAACATCATCCCCCACACCACACACCGAAACAAATTCGACGAAAAACTCGGCATCGAAGCACTACTCCCACCCCTCTACCGTTCAGGCGCAGTCCGACTCCCATCAATGCGCGGCAACTGGAAAACACTCGCACTCGTAGACGAACTCACCAAATGGACCCCCGACAAAAAAAACGGTACCGACCTCGTAATGGCAAACTGGTTTGCGGAACTACACTTCCCAACAGTCGGCGGAATAAAACTCCCACCAAGACAATGGCGACCCACATGGATGCTAACGTAGTATTGTCTAGTAGTCGTCTACTGTAGGAGTTTTCTGTCAAGTGCTTTCCGTCGAACAAATAGTCTCACTGTATAACGCAAGACGTGAAGCACAAGGACCAATCATGCGTCGTATGCGTGAAGTACGCGACCTCGCAAACGGCGACGTAGTAATCCCACTCTCAGAACTAGACCGCAACGCCCGCACCAACGTAGCAAACCTTTTGGTACAAGGCTTAGACCAAACCTCTATGCGCATCGCATCAACCATGCCAATGCCGTTCTTCCCACCAATCAAACAAGGCAACATCGACTCACAAGAGATGGCACGCCTGCGCAAAAAAATCATTCTCTCATACTGGGACCACAACAAAATGAACCTGAAAATGCGTCGACGTGCACGACACTTCCTCGCATACTCATCCAGCCCAGTGATGCTGCGCCCAGATTTCCGCAAACTACAACCAACCTGGTCCGTACGCAACCCACTAGACACCTACCCTGCACCATCCGAAGACCCAGACAACCTAGTACCAGACGACTGCATCTTCACCTACACAAAGACCGCCCAATGGCTTATCGATAACTACGGTGAACAAGTCATCGGCAAACTCCGCATGGGACGCATCGTCTTCGACACCAAGTTCACCCTCCTCGAATATGTTGACGACCAAGAACTTGTTATCTGCGTGATGGGTGCACCACTCGCTGAAGGACTTACCCCGCCAGAACGTGCAGGCATGGAAACCGTAGAACTAGAACGGATGCCAAACCGCACAGGTATGCCACTAGCAGTAATGCCACAACGCATCTCACTCGACACCCCCAAAGGACAGTACGACGGTGTGCTCGGCATGTACTTCACACGTGCACGCTTGCAGGCACTCACCGAAATCGCTATCGAACGCGGCATCTTCCCAGACGAATACTTGGTGGCACGCGCTGGTGAGAACCCTGAAATCATTCAGATGGCTGACGGCAAAACAGGGCAGTTGGGTGTAGTAAAAGGTGGCGACATCCAACAACTACAAACAAACCCAGGCTACAAAACCGACACAGCCCTCGACCGCCTCGAACGCCAAGAGCGTTTAGAGGGTGCTATCCCAGCAGAGTTCGGTGGCGAATCAGGCACCAACATTCGTACGGGTCGTCGCGGAGAAAACGTCCTGTCGGCAACAGTCGACTTCCGTGTGCAAGAAGCACAAGCAGTGTTTGAACAAGCACTCTACGAAGAAGATAAAATTGCTATCGCTATTGAGCAAGCCTATTGGGGTGCGCAAAAGAAATCGTTCTTTATCCCAGGGCGAGTATCAGGCGGGATGACCCATTATGTTCCGAACAAAGTATTCGAAACCGACTTCCACTACGTCTCGTATCCTTCTTCTGGTTCAGATGTTAACGGGCTTATTGTTGGTTTGGGTCAGCGTTTGGGTACTGGTCTTATGTCGAAAGAATCTGCACGTGAGGCTGACCCGCTCATCACTGACCCTGAGTTGGAAAAAGACCGCATCACATCAGAATCGTTGGAAGCAGCATTACTGTCCAGCATCCAAGCACAAGCAGCGGACCCGAATGGACCTTACCAACCAGACGACCTTGCATATCTCACTATGCTTACCGTTGAAAAAAATGTTTCAATATACGAAGCAGTACAGATGACACAGAAACGTGCACAAGAACGCCAAGCAGCGATGGCACCGCAAGGTGCACCAGAAACTATGCCAGGTTTAGCAATGCCAGGGATGGGTGCAGAAGTACCAGCAGCACCAGCAGCACCACAAGGAATCCAAGGACTACTTGCACAACTTGGCGGCGGTGCACCAGCAGGTGCTATGGCACAACCAGGAACACCAGGAGCAGTATTAAGTTTAGGAGGGAGACTATAAATGGCAGCATACGGACAGCGGACAGATTTGAACATGGCAGCAACAGCAGTCCCAGGACAAACCTACGGTGAAGCAGGAAAACAAATCGCTGCACAACGCGCAGTACCAATGGGGGCACCAGCCGCACCTGTAGCACCAACCGCTACACAACGACCAACTATTGCACCAGGCGCGTTCGGACCACTAGACCGACCAACGGAACGTCCAACAGAACCAGTAACAATGGGAAACCCGATGGGCATGGGCGCAGGGATGGAGGCATTACCACCTGCGATGCCCGCATCGTTGCAACCTGGCTCACGAGAAGACCTCATTAACCAAGTTCGATACGTGTACTCTAAGTTCCCAAACACAGCAGTGTTTCAATTGCTGCTTGAACTAGAGAACCAACCTATCTAATGAGAAAAACTCAGCAACAACTTGAAGCCGAACACAACGAAGCGGTAGCACTCCGCGCAAAACGCGAACAATACCCACAGCAGTTCACGGCAGACACAGCAGACCGTTTAGGCAAAGCAGCCAACGGCGGCTATTACACCAACCCAGAAGTGACAGCCGCACTGGGATTGTCAGAAACAAAAATTGACATGAGTCTGGTCCACAGGAACGCTGCCAAACAAGCACAACTTGCCCACCTGGAATTAAACAATCGTTACGACCTTGTAAAAGGCGCAACCCCAACACCAAAAGCAAAACCCAATTTTACCTTGTATGACTTGTTGCAAATCGACCAACGAGAAATGGCTACCCGCCACGAAAACATTCCAGACTGGTGGGACGAGGTAGACCCAGGTGGATACGTACGCAGAATCCCTGTACCAGAAACCGTAGAAAAAGCAACAGACCTTTTATCTTTAACGCAACCCCAAATTGTCAAACTGTATTTGTCTAAAACGCCAGAAGAGTGGCAAGAACTTACAACCAAAAACGTTTCTCAACAATATGTTGATATGGAAGGCAAAAGAATACCTGGTTCCTTTTTCCCGTATGAGGACCTGGGAGCAAAGTTTCCTAAATTAAAAGAAATCTTTGACGCAGAAATTTCTTCTTCGGCACGACCAAACGCATGGAGTTTGGACTCGATGGCTGGCTCGTTAACAGAAACATTTAAATCCCAATTATCGGGGACTGTCGCCGCATTGGGTGTGGTCCCAAAAATTGTTTCCTATGCTGTCCCCGACTCGATTGGTCCAGTTGATATTGCTGGCACTGTTGGTCAGTTAAGTAAACCAGGAAAGGCTGTGACGCGGGCAGTCACAACTGGTCTTGCTGCTGCCGCACAATACACAAAAGGAACTCTCGAATTTGCAATGACACACCCAGGTGCACTGTCATCTCTTGGTGTACAAAGTCTCCCAATCATGGATGAAGAAACATGGGACGACTACAACAACATAGTTATCAAGGGAAACATATTAAGCCAAATTGCTATGCAGGCTTTCGCGGGAGAAAAAATTGATATTGGTAGCGGATTCTTCCCAGAAGGCAAAGCAATGGAAGAAGCAATTCGTGCTCACGATGCTGGTCTCCCACAGGTCGGTGGAAAGACCTTCACTGTTGGACGGGCAGTAGCAGAACCTTTTATCAAAGAAGGCTACATAGACCGCAATGGCTACGCGGCAAACATGCTTTCTGGAATTGTCGATGGAACTTTCACTGCGGCAACTGACCCATCGCTTTTTGGCGACCCACTCAGGTTGCTCATGGACACCTACAAACTTTCCAGGGTTGCAGCACTTGGCGTACTTGAAGGTAAGGCAGCAGAAATTGTTAGAGAAGCATGGGCGGCAGAACGTCGAGCAGCAGGACTTTCCGACGATGTTGGCGACATCGTTAACATCTCCCCAGGTGTAGATATTCTTCCAAGGGGAACAATGCTTCCTCGCGATGTGCAGATGGCAGCAGAAGAACTTGCACAGCAATCGATTGGAGGTCAAACCCTCAAAGCACTCGACATGCCACCTTCCCCCAAATACCTTTCCCCAGCAGGTAGCAGAGTGGCAATCAGGGAAAACATGGGCATCATCGACCAGGCTGATGGAACAATGCGCATCAACCCAAAGAACATTGACTACATGCCGTTCTACGCTGATGGTCGCAGAGCATTAGAAAAACTTTCATCATTTGACAACGTTGGGCAACTATACGATGCGTTCCTTGGCAACGTTCCGATTGGTGCCGCAGCAAAAATTCAAGAAATTGTTGACGTTGCAAAGGCAGCAGGGAAAGCCGTTGACCTGAAAGAGGTACACAAAGTATTGCGTGAAGCAGTATATAGTGGCGACCCGCTATACAGCGTATTTGAAGTTCCAGGTGTTCTTAAACCAATCATTCAGCAAACAGGAACACAAATAGCACAATGGTCATCTGGCAGAACACGCCAATTTGCGACCATGCCACAAAGCACATTCTTTTCTTTCGAAGACCCGATGGCTTCAGTGAACGACGCTAATCGTTTGATGACCATTATGAAGGTCCCCAAGAAAGAAAAGTATGAAATGCTTTCCGACCTCATCAAAGCGTCTGTCAACGGGGAAACATCACGACGTTTTGAATTGGCAGACAAGTTTCAGAAAACGGTTATCGCCCCAGTATTAAGAAAAAATGGTGTTCCAGAAGAATGGATTGATGACGTTGCTAAATGGTCTGGATGGAACGACGGCGTAGAACAGTGGTCAATGGACGCCATCGGTCAGGCATACCCAACACCGTGGTTCGATGATGGTACTGGTGAAGTCATTCGACTAAATGATTTTATGGCAAAAGGTTTTATGATGGTTTCCCCAGAAAACCTGCAACAAGTTATCCGCGAAACAACAAACTTGTGGAAAGTTTTTAAACCTTTTCGTGGCGACCCGAAAATAGAAAAGTTGTTGCAACCAACACTGATAGAAAAACTTCAAAGAATCCAAACTGGTTATTTAAAACCGATTGCCCTTGGAGCACCACTGCCAATACGAATGGTAACAAGAATCCTCCCAGACGAAATGCTGCGTATCGCTGCCACACAATCTTTTGGTATGGACACATTCAAAGTATGGGGAGCATACGGATATGTCAACTACAACACCGCTGGCGACCTACTCATTTCCAGCAAAGAAGCCCACAAACTTATTCCAATTGCCGACCATCTTGATACTTTGTATTCAAAACTAAAAAACGAAATGAGTCGCGCTGCCATCGGTGAAACAAACACAGTTTCCCAAACACAGCAACTTATTGACGCTATTGAAGCAAGTTACGGCACAAGGCAAGATATTCTTAAACAAATTGCCGTATTCGAAAACAGGGCTACAGAATCACTCCCTGGAACTGGAAGAAAACTTACCGAACTGGCTGAAGGTTTGATGGCTAGGGACCGTCTTGACCCACGGATAGCACGTTACGAACGTTCGAACATTACCGAAGCAGCGTTTAAAGACGTTGATATTAACGGTATGGTCATCAACCCAAATAGCAAGCAGAACAAAAACTGGGTTACTGGGACATCACGCGATATTGTTTCCATGTCCGAAGACCCGATTTATCGTGAAGTAGCAAAAACATTGTTGGCTGGTGGCAAAGCCGCAATCGACCAACTACCAGAACGATTCCTCAACGGCGACCTTAAACCATTATTTGACCGTTACTACAAAAAAGTTCTTAAAGCACAAGGCGCTGATGCTATGAGCACCATGTTCCCGTTAACACAGATAGATGGCAACACCCAGTGGGTGGCAACAATCTATTCGGACATCACAACCAGAGTTGCAAACGACCCGAAACTTATTGAAACAATTGCTACTGGCGAACTAGATGGTCAAAGAATCGCGGCAAAACTTAGTTGGGCTGATAGGACATCTACTTCACGTCACATCTATGAGGCTACGGAAGAGTTCAAACTGTGGGTTAAACAGAATCTTTTGACCAATCCAGAGTCAGCAAAAGCGGCGCCGTTTAATCGCGTTGAAATGCAGGCTCAACAAGCGATGAAATCTAATTTTCTTACCAAAAACTTTAGTCTTTATCGTGATGTGTCAGCAAAATATGCTCGCGGTCCGCTTGAACAGTACATGAAATGGAAGCGTATTCAAGAACTTATTCCTGCTATGGACCCAGCAGAAGCACAAAAAATGTTTGAGGCTATCGATGCCAGTGATGCACCCAAATTTTTGAAAGATTCCATTGAATCACAACTGTCATTAGCGCAAGGAACTGCGACACGCAAACAAGTGGAAATTCTTGGAACAATGTACGGTGACAAGTTCATGTCAGATGTGCTATATGACTCCGCAAAGAAATCCTATTTCGGTGCACGGCACTCCCTGTTGTTTGGGTTCTTCGATGCGTGGCGTGAACAATGGTCGGTATGGATGCGTCAAATGGCGACACAGCCAACGTTGCTTGAAAAGGCACGCTTAGCCAAAGAGGGATTAACGGGCGCTGAACTTCCATCTTGGGCTGGTGGAGAACCAGGCAGAGGAATTATCTACACAGACGAAGACACCAATCAGCAGGCGGTTGCTTTGCCGTTTTCTCGTGAGGTGTACAGGATGCTTGGCTTAAACGCCCAAGAACAAATATCAACAAAGAACTTGACGCTGCTTGGCTCTGCTGTCCCAGGATTCTTTGGTCTTGGTGCGATGGTTATGGACTCTGTTTTGCCAAAGAACGAGGCATTTGCTGCAACGAGGAATCTTGTGTTTCCGTTTGGCGACCCAGCGGTTCGGTCTAATTTGGCTGACTATCTTGTCCCTGCATGGGGTCAGGGTTTGATTGCTTCGGGTGCATCGTTGGCACGTGGCGGAACAGAGTTCGACCTAATAACCAACCTTCAGGCGATGTTCGCCACAGAACAAAATGACAGTATTCGGGCAACAACGTTGAATGCTGTGCTTACCAACATCGCATCGAACAGCAGCAATACGCCTTTGACAATCGATGAACGTAATACGCTTCTTGATAATACCCAAACCAAAGCAGACGTTGCGCTGGCACTGAAGTCTTTCTTCAAAATCATGTTGCCAGGTGCATCAATGACCAAGTACTACACCGACCTCGGTTCAGAAAACGTCACCTCTGGTGCGGTCATGGATGACCTGCGAGCCATCACCGACAAACGCATGGAAGCGGGCGGAACATATGCTGATGGTGTCCTAGAGTTTTTGACCAAATACGGTAACGACGCTTGGATTTATTTGGCAGGTTCAACCAAATCCCTGCCAGGCATGCAAGCAACCAAAGAGTTCGCTGAATGGAACAGAAAGAACTCTGACCTTCTTGACAAGTATCCGCTGGTGGCTGGCTACCTCGGACCACAAGAAGGCGAGTACGACCCTAAAGCCTACGGTGAACAGCGTGCTGTCGGCAAGCGTACCCCTAAAGAACTGAAGAAACGCCAAGATGATGCTTTGAATGGTCTTGCTTGGACCGTATACAACAACGCAAAAGACAGTTTGTTGGCTCGTGGCAGGGAGCAGGGCTTGACCCCACAGCAAACCATGAGGTCTGAAACCTATACGTCGGAAATGAAAATGACATCAGAAGGTCTTAAACAACAGTTCCCTATGTGGGATAGCAAGGCTAATGCCAGGGAAATGGATGCGAAAAACCAGTTGCGTCAACTGTCCGAAATGGTGCTTGACCCTAAAATTACCAAACTGCCTGCGGGTGAGGCTCTCAAAAAGTATTGGGATTACCGCACTTCCTATATTGCTCAAGCCATCAAAGACAACCCTGCTTTGGCTAACGAGAGTTGGAAAACGGTCAAAGCATCTCTTGATATGCGTGCCGACTTGACCACCAATGGCGCTGCTCTAGCGGTAAAGTATCCTGAATTTCTTGGTTTGTGGGAGAATGTTCTTTCACGCGAATTTGACCCAGTAGAAATAGGAATGTAGATATGGCTGAATGTCCAGAGGGATTTGTAGCAAACCCAATTACTGGTGTCTGCGAACCTGTAAAATCAACTGCATCGATTGATGTCGCTGGTGGTGGTTTCGCGGGTGGTATAGACCCAAACTATAAACCGCCTGCATCCGACAAATTTTCAGACCCAACGACACCTTACGCCTTCACCAACGACGACTGGCAGATTCTCAATACCCTTTCAAAAGACAAAGTGATTGCACTCCAAAGCCAATTACAGGTTGCTTTCCCTGGATTCAAACCAAGAACACTGGGCGACCGATTCGATTCAAACACCATCAAATATTTTAAACTTGCGCTAGGTAGAATCAACGCTTTAAACGTCGACCCAAACAGTCCGACAAGAGGGAAAAACGTTGATGATGCTTTAACATATTTAACAACAGTTCCTCAACTAACTGGCGCTGGAACAAGTTTGCCAACATATCGTTTGACAAACCCAGAAGATTTGAAAACCGTGTTTACTAAAGCCTCACAGTCCGTTATCGGCAGGACTTTGCCTGAGCAGGATTTGATGAAACTTGTTACCACCTATCAAGGTTTAGAAAAAACGTATCAACAACAAGCCGCTGTTGGTGGAACCGTTACTCAGGCTCCCGATGCTGGGGTGTTCGCCCAAGAACAAACCCGCAAAGCGGCACCTGTTGAGGCTGAAGCAAGCGACTATCTTTCGTATATTAGTTCGTTATCAGATTTGATGCAAGGATAATCATGGCAACAGAAACATCTACACCAGCAAAGGGAACCGCCGCATGGTTCGATTACGCCAAGGAACAATTCGGTTGGATAGCAGACCTGTATCAGGCTGTACCAGAGTTGCAGAAAATTATTGATGCTGCTGTTAAAGAAAAATATACCCCAGAACGTTTTCAAAATGTTATTAAATCAACTGTTTGGTGGTCAACAAAGGACGCTAAAGAGCGTGCCTATATTGAAAAACAGAACAGTGACCCAACCACCCTTGCCAACGACATCAGCGCTAAACAGATTGAGATTGAAACATACATTGGCAAGCAGGGTTATCAGGTTGACAAAAACGTTTCGATGAATCTTGCTACTCAGGCAGTTAAATATGCTTGGGATGTTAACGAAACTGCACGTTATGTTGGTGCTGAGTTACTTAAAACTGGTAGGACTGCTGCTGGGGAACCCATCACTGAGGGTGCAGATGCGACAACCATTGCTGGTTATGCTTCTGATTACGGTTTAAAACTGGATGATGCAACAACGGAAGCCTTTACTAAAGGTCTTATTAACAAGACTTTGACTGCTGAGCAGGTTAAGGAATCTTTCCGTCAGTCGGCTGAGAATCTTTATCCAGCGTTGAAGGGTCAGTTGGAGTCTGGTCGTACTGTTGCTCAGGCTACTGCTGGTTATAGGGCTATTGCTGCAAGCACTTTGGGTATCGATGCGAACACTATCGATTTCACCGACCCAAACAAGTGGGGCAAACTGTTGTCATACCAGGACCCGAATACCAATGAGGCACGGTTGATGAATGTTTCTGAGTGGGGTAGGTTCCTTCGTGGCATGGATGAGTGGCAGGAAACTAATGAGGCGAAGACTTTGTATAGGGATGTTGCAAGTACGATTACTCGTGGCTTTGGAAAGATTAGAGGTTAGTAGTTATGTCTGACATGAATTTTGCTGACAACCCTGGTCAGGCTCGCATTATGGCTGAACGTCAAGCGGCTGCTGAGATTCCTGTCATTGTTTCAAGTGAGAAAGAACTAGCCAACCCAGTTGATTCACCTGTTTCGACCATCCCAGTTATCCCGCCCGTTGTGACCACAAGCGGCGGTGGCGGTGGCAGTGTCGTTCTCCCTCGTGGTGGTGCAGCCGCCGATGAACTTCGTGCTGTTTTGCGGCGGTATGGTTTGGATGGATTGTTCAATGACTTGAACGCTGCGGTTATTGCTGATAGCACATTGGTCAAGAACGCTGATGCTTTGTTTGGTGCTGTCCGTCAGAACCCTATCTATCAGCAACGTTTCAAAGGTAACGCTGAGCGTGTGAAGAAGGGTTTGGCTGAATTGTCTGAGGCTGAGTATGTCAACCAAGAACAGTCATACGCTACAGTGTTGAAAAACCTCGGTATGCCAAGAGGCTTCTACGACTCCCAAGACAACTTCGCCAACTTCATCGCCAACGACATCTCCCCAGTCGAACTCGGCAACCGCGTCCAACAAGGTTACAACGCAGTCACCCAAGCCTCACCAGAAGTTCTAACCCAACTCAAAATGATGGTCCCAGACCTAACCGACTCAGACCTAGCCGCCTACTTCCTAGACCCACAAAAATCTGGAATAGAAATAGAACAACGCGCCCGCGCAGCGACCATCGCCGCTGCCGCAAAAACCCAAAGCGGGATGCAACTCACCGCCAGCCAAGCGACAGGACTAGCCAAACAGGGCGTAACCACCCAAGAAGCCCAGCAAGCGTTCGGACAAATCGGTCAACAATCCCAACTGTTCCGACCACTCCAAGGCGAACAAACCCTAACCCAAGAAGACATCCTCGCTGGAACATTCACAAACGAACAAGCCGCAGCCCAACGCATCGCCAAACGTCGACGTGGGCGCCAAGCAACATTCGAAGTAGGCGGAACATTAGCCGCCGCCCAACAATCCAACATAGGTCTATCAACAGTCGGTCAGTAACACATAACAAAAAAGTCTGTGGTATATTGACATTACCTTCACGGATAACCCCCGAACCGTGCGGAGCAATATGGGGTGACAAATCAACAGCAGCCATCACAACCCTCCGTTGTGGTGTGGGCAGAAACAGGAGCGTGCCATATGTCAGATATTGACAACTACGAAAGCGAATACCAGACGGAAGATTCCGACACCCGCAACCCAGTTCGGGCAAGGATGAAACAACTGGAGAAAGAAACCGCCGACCTACGCAAGCAGGTAGCGGAATCCGAAGCAGCCAAACGAGAACTCGCATTTGTGAAAGCAGGGATAGACCCAGCCTCACCAATGTCAAAGTACTTTGTTAAAGCATATGACGGAGAACTTTCACCAGAAGCCATCAGGGAAGCCGCTGTAGAGGCGCAATTGATTAGTCCCCCAGATTCCAAACCGTCAGCAGATGAAGCGAACGCTTGGTCCCGAACCGCGAAAATCGGTGCAGGAAGCCAAACAGCGCAACCACCAGTTGACTGGAGCCGAAGGTTAAACGAAGCAAGGTCGCCTCAAGAAGTAGATGCAATCCTGTCAGAAGCACGAATAGCATTACAAAATTCGTAACAACTTCTACTTAAAGGAAAAATAATCATGGCAGGCGAAACCCAACTCTCGTCTCTGTCCGTAGACCAGGTAGCATTTGACCGTCTCGCATATTTTGCGTTGCGTTCAGAACTCTTGTTCGACCAGGCAGCAGACGTACAACCAGTACAGCAGGCAATGCCAGGTACGGGTGTCACATTCACCATTTTCAGCGACATTGCAGCAGCAACGTCAACGCTGAACGAGGTAACTGACGTCACCCCAACCGCATTGTCCGACAGCCAAGTAACCGTAACTCTTAACGAATACGGTAACGCAGTTGTCACCACAGCCAAGTTGCGCGGAACAGCGTTCTTGGATGTTGACTCAGCAGCAGCAAACATCATCGGATATAACGCAGGCGATTCAATCGACCAGGTTGTCCGTGAAGTTCTTGCTGGTGGAACCAACGTCATTTACGCAACAGGTGGCACAACCACACCAACGAGCCGTGAGTCAATCTCAACAGATGACATTCTGCACGCTGACGATGTTCGTAGGACTGTCGCCCAGTTGCGTGGAGCAAACGTAGCAACCTTCAACGGTTCTTACATCGGCTTCATCCACCCAGACGTGTCGTATGACTTCCGTTCCAACACCGACGTATCAGCATGGCGTACCCCTGCTAACTACGTAAACCCAGAAGGTATCTACAATGGCGAAATCGGCTTGTTTGAGTCGGTTCGTTTCATTGAGACTCCACGTGCCAAGGTGTTCACGAACGCATCGAACGGTACCAGTTCAACTGGAACCATTGATGCTTATTGCACGCACATCATGGGTCGCCAGGCTCTTGCCAAGGCGTTCTCGGCACAAGATGGCAACGGCGCAGTTCCGAAGATTGTTCGCGGCAACGTGACCGACCTTTTGATGCGTTTGCAGCCATTGGGTTGGTACTGGCTTGGCGGCTATGGTCGCTTCCGCGAGGCTTCGCTTCGTCGAATTGAGTCAGCATCTTCAATTGGAACAAACTCCTAATTAGTTAGATGAGGCTTCAGCCCCCTGCTTCGGCGGGGGGCTTTTGCTTTTGGTATAGTATTCACAGGTCGAAAGGTTTGTATGTCCATTTCTAACTATGCAGAACTAAAAATTCTTGAACACACCACGGGCAAGACTGCGTGGACCATGCCAACCAACGTGTATATCAAGTTGCATACGGCTGATGCTGGTGAGGCTGGCACTACTGCCGCTGCTACTGAAGCGACCCGCAAAGAGGCTGCGTGGGCTACAGCCGCTTCTGGTTCTATTGCTACCTCCGCCACTTTGGAATGGACGAACGTTGCTGCTACAGAAACCTATACGCATTGGTCTATGTGGGATGCTTCTACTGCTGGTAACTGTTTGTGGACTGGTGCGTTGTCTTCTTCGGCAGCGGTAACTGCGGGCGACACCTTTCAAATCACTTCGCTCACCCTGTCGCTCGACTAGCCGTTAGGGGATAACCCCTCATGGCGCAAACAGCAGTCACAGGTTTCACAGAACCGTTTTATGATACGCACCCGTTTTATCGTGCAACCTATTTTCGGGTTGTTGGTCGTACTGCTACTGGTTCGGGTAACGGAACATCCTCTGTCGCGCATGGTTCTGCTCAGGTTCGTTTAGGTCAGTTAACTGACTTCAGTTTCCCGTACCGTTTCGGCGGTCGTTACTATCTAGGTGTTCGTGCAGTTCTCACGGTTACTGCTACAGCATCAGGTTTGGGTACAGCGTCATCTGTCGCACAAGTGCTACGCCAACGCCAAGCATCGGGCAGTGGTCTTGGTGATGCTACTGCGGTGGCAATATCTGTACGGATTCGTAACGCTACAGGTTCGGGTGTGGGAACAATGGATTCCACAGGACTTCACATTGCTCCACGCACGGCATCTGGAAGTGGACTAGGTTCAGATACAACAGTTGGAAAAATTCTTCCTGTGCGAAGTGCCACAGGTAATGGTGTTGGTTCAGCCACTACAATATCAATCCATGTTGTTGTCAGAACTAGCACAGGTGCAGGTGAAGGAACGTCTGAGGCGACGAGGGTTGTCACGGCTATCCGTACATCGTCGGGTGCAGGCGAGGGAACATCGACGACGATTGGTGCACGGGCATTATTCAGAACGGGCACAGGTTCAGGATTAGGCACAGGCACCGCCGATTGGGATAAATCCCACATCTTCCGTGTCCCAACAACTACAGGCTATCCGTTCGCTGAACGGCTTTCTACCGAACCATCCGACAGACTGTTCTCATTCACACCGCAAGGGATTAGGGCATACAACTTGTACAAACTTACTGATGGCACATATCAGATAACTGACCCACGTCGCCCTGAGCGTATTGTCAAGGTGTATTTGGGTGGGCACGATAACTTCTTGGATGCCACCGAAATTGCTGAACTGACCGCTGCTGGGTTCGGAAGTAGTATTACCTGATGGCTACGTTTCGACCACCAACCGACGACTTTGTTGTGCCTGTGATTGTTTCCGATTACATGGGTGGTATGCGTTTGTCTAAGGACCAGCGTCTTGCTAATCGTTTGGGTGGGCGCATTGAACCTTCGCCGCGTGGACGCAATATCTATTTGTTGTCTGATGGTTCTTACACAGAAAACCAACCGTCATACGCTGTCGCGGTGAGCAAGGTGTACTACGGTGGACACGAAATTGAAGTCGACGCAACCGAAGTAGCATCGCTAACCGCCGCAGGATACGGAGCATTTATAACATGAAACACCAAGAAACACACCCCAACTTAGACGTTGAAGGATGTTTCGGATGCAGAGTCGCAGGGGTAAGAATGGGAACCAACACCACCACCACCCGTGGGGCTAAGGTAGCCGCAGTCAACACAACAGAACGCAACTGGAATAAAGATATGCCAGCATACAAACGTCTTCGCGCAAACGGATTACAACCAAAGAGGATTGACGGTGCTGCCAACGTAGAGAAAAGAGCACAAGAAGGATGGCAAGTGGAAACAGGAATACTTCCAACTATCTAAACCTTGTTGGTGTCAACATCGAAAAAGTTGGTTACGGCAAAATGGTTGTCGGACTACGCAATGCGTTATCAGAAAAGGTAACACTTGTCGAAGATGCAGAACATGTTGTTTTCGCTTTAAGACCAAACCTGATAAAAGGCTGGCACAAAACACAAGTACCACACCTGCTAACCATGTGGGAAACAAACTGGTTGCCACCAGAATTCTCAGACTACCTACAAAACTTCAACAAAATCATAGTCCCATCGCTGCACAACTGGGAACTATTCTCACAATTCCACGACGAAGTGCACATGATACCCCTCGGCGTAGACCGAACCATGTGGCATCCAGCAGACCGACCAGCAAACAACAAGTTCAAAATTTTGTGCGGCGGCTCCGAATGGTACCGCAAAGGACTCGACGTAGTACTAGAAGTATTCAACAAACTTCAACTACCAGACACCGAACTCCACATCAAAATAGTTCCACCACATCTGTTCGCACCCAAAGACCTAGAGTTCCCCAACGTCATCGTGCACCGTGAATGGTTAACCGTCGAACAGGAACGCGACCTGGTTCGCTCGGCAGACTGTTTCATATCCGTATCCAGAGGTGAAGGGTTCGGGCTGATGCCACTTCAAGCAATCTCTGCTGGTGTACCAACCATCATCTCTGATGCCCACGGTCACAGAGAGTTCTCGAATCTTGCCACTCACAGAATCCCCACCACATCAGTGCCCACCGCCAAAGGTGTTTGGCAGAACATGGGCGACTGGGACGAACCCGACCAGGAAGCATTAGCCGAAGCCATCAAAGACATCTACCTGAACCGTGACAAATACCGTAAGCAAGCATATTTGAAAGCACCCCAAACAGAAGCGTTCAACTGGAACACGTCAGCCGACCAACTCCTACAAATCGTCAAACCATCCCCGAAACTTATTACCCCAGATTGGAAACCCTTGGAACCCACCTGCGAAATACAAGTGTCACGCCGTGTCCAAGCCACCATTGGCAGTCATTATGTGAGCATGGTTCCAGGGGAAACGTATACTGTAGTGTTGAATGTCAGGAACGTGTTAAAGGAATCAGGAGTTTTGCTGTGAAAAAGAAAGAATTTTGGGACAAAAAAAACCCAAACAAAAAATCCACCCCATTAACACCAGCACAAAAGACTGCTGCCAAGGCTCGTGCGAAAAAGGCAGGTCGCCCATATCCAAACCTTGTTGATAACGCTGCCGCAAAGAGAATGAAACGTGGCTAAGACTGCCGCATGGCAACGCAAAGAAGGCAAGAACCCTGCTGGCGGCTTGAACGCCAAGGGTCGAGCCTCTGCTAAAGCGCAAGGCATGAACCTGAAACCACCTGTGTCTGCTGCTCAGGCAAAGAAATCTCCAAAGGATGCTGCCCGCCGTAAATCATTTTGCGCACGGATGGGCGGGATGCCAGGTCCAATGAAGGATGCGAAAGGTAGACCTACTCGTAAGGCTTTGGCTTTGCGGAAATGGGACTGCTAGTTCGTGATAATCTATTCGTCTCATCTCTGAAAGGAAAAATTATGCCAATGGTCGGGAAAAAAGAATTCGGTTATGGTGCAAAAGGTATGGCAATGGCTAAGGCGGAAGCCAAGAAAACTGGCAAGCCGATGAAGATGAAAGCCAAGGCTAAGAAAAAGAAGTAATGACCACAGCAGCAACCGTCATCGATAGGACGTTGCGGCAACTACTGTCTGGAACGGTTGAGGCTCGCAACAAACTTGTCTCAACTATCACCAGTTCTGATACAAGTGTCACTGTCACCTATGCGTTGGAAGGTCTACGTGTCGGACAGGTTTTTGAAATCGATTCAGAACTGTTTTATATTTGGGCGGCGGATACAGGCACCAAAACTTTAGAAGTGCAACGTGGATACAACGGCACCACAGCAGCCGCACACACCGCAGGAGCCATCGTTACTGTCAACCCACGTTTCCCACGGGCACAATGCCTTGAAGCGTTGAACGACGAAATCTCCGACTTGTCCTCACCGATGCACGGACTGTTCCAAATCAAAACATTGAACCTTGATTACAACGGTTCAGATGTAATGGTCAACCTGACAGGTGTTACATCCATCATTGACCTCATCAATGTGTCTGTCCGCTACATGACCGACGACTATCCGATAGCACGCAAGGTGCGTCTCATGCGTGACCTGCCAACAGATGACTTTGCTTCAGGGTTCGCAGTCCGTTTCGACCAAGGTGTATTCCCTGGCAGACTACGCATCGTATACAAAGCAGCATACGGGACTGCCGCAACCGAATCAGTGGATGTAAATACCACTGGTGGTTTGCAGGAAAGTTGCACAGATATTCTTGCTCTCGGTACACAAATCCGTTTAATGTCCCCACGTGAAATCAAACGTAACTTCACCGAATCACAGGGCGATACACGCCGCGCTGATGAAGTGGGGGCGGGTGCAGTTGGTGGCAGCATCACCAACTTGCAACGGTTGCGACGTGACCGTATCCAAGCAGAAGCAGCACGTCTCGCAAGGTCATACCCAACGTTCTTATCTAAGGATTAAACGGTGTCCAACCAACTGTTGCGTTTCACAGATGCGTTCACACCGCCACCAAAGTTCTTTGCAGGTGGAACAACCACACAACTCGTACCAGACATTTTCCCTGTCGCGATTAACGGCAGACCATTCCTCATCGACCAGAAATCCAATCAGTTCACGAGAGGTTTCGAACCGCGTGTCCGTGATTCTGTTGACCAATCAACTAGCCCAGGCGAGGCAGCGATTAACCCGCAAGGACTGTGGCGCCGTGGTGAAACTTCTTGGCATTATGGTGCAGGGCAACGTTACGCTGATACCGCCGAAGCACAGGATTACAGGTTCTTTACATCTAAGGGTTTGAATCCTTGGACTAAAGGTCAGGTGACGCTTCTTAATACTGTTAAAGAGTCGTTGAATTCTTCCAACACCAACTTGCTTATTGCTGTGACTGACACCCGCGTGTATGTCGCCGATGGTGCAACACTTAAATACAGTACTGACCCGTTTGCTGCCAGCCCAACATGGACTTCTGCTACAGGTTTGCCAGCAGCCACTCCACGTGACATGGCTACAGATGGAACAAACATCTATCTGACCTACGCTGGCTTGACTAACAGTTTCGGGATATGGAAATATACGGCAGCAGACGTAGCATCAAACGTTGCCTTCGATGAAGAGTTCTACTATGTTGATTTTGTTAAAGGACATTTAATTGCTTCTGGTGATTCTGCCAGTGGACACGCAAAAGATTTGTTTTACGACCCTTCTGGGAACGTAACTCAAAACGATTATGCGCACCCTATAGCAACATGGGATTGGGTGAGTTTCGCTGCTGGGCAAAACGCCATTTATGCTGCGGGTTACGCGGGTACACGTGGAGCCATATACAAAATCACGATGAAAGCAGACGGCACACTAGATATACCTATTGTTGCTTTGGAACTTCCATCAGGGGAAATCCCTACAGTTGTTTACGGATATTTGGGTGCAATCATCATCGGAACAAACAAAGGTATTCGTTACGCTACTGCCGATGCCGCATCGAACTTGACTGCTGGTGCGCTTATCCCAACCACAGGCGAAGTCACCTCTATCACCGCAGACGAACGCTACGTGTGGTTCAACTGGTCACAATACGACGGAACATCCACAGGATTGGGACGTTTAGATTTAGCCACGTTCATTGCGAGCAACACCCCAGCACACGCCTCAGACCTGATGCACACATCAACCTCAAACGTTTTGGCGGTAGCAACGTTCAATAGTAAAAGATTGTTTTCGGTTGCAGGTGACGGCATCTATGTTGAGGACACAGCGAACCTTGTCACCTCAGCAGAACTTGTTACGGGAACCTACCGTTGGGGTATCCCTGACCGCAAGTTTGTAGCGAAGTTCGACTTGCGAACCACCCCGCTATCTGGCTCTATCACCCCATCCATCTCGTTGGACTCTGGTGCATATTCCACAATGTCCCCACATGATGTTTCTCTGTCAACAGAAGCAGTCGCCACAGGTCCACAGTCCAAGTTCATTGAAGCGAAATTCAAACTAGAGTTCGCCAGAGGCACAGCCACCACAGGACCAACTTTGACCCGATGGATGGCTAGAGCATACGCCTCGCCAGCCCGTAGCCAAGTGTTCCGTGTCCCTATCCTCATGCATCACCGTTTGCAGGTCCAGAACACCGAATACTATTTTGATGTTGAAGTCGAACTACAAGCGTTGAGGGATTTGGTGACAAACCCCCGTGTGATAAACTACCAAGAAAATACTGAAACGTATTCCGTGGTTGTGGAAGACTTAGAGTTTCAGGTGATTGACGGGTACCAGTCCAACTGGGACCTTGAAGGAACCTGTACTGTTACAATGCGTTCGGTACAAGATTAGGAGATAAAATGGCATACGCAACGAGAAGGTCTTACGCTGGTGCGGCACCTGCCTGCACGCTGACTAACTCCATTACGTCTGTCGACTCTTCTGCGCTGCTCACTGGTGATGTAACCAACTGGAACAACACCACTAACGGTGCTTTCTTTATGGTTATCGACCCAGGCTTGGTCACTGAGGAAAAGGTTTTGGTTGGGTCACGTTCGGGTTCTTCGTTGTCATCTTTGACTCGTGGCGTGGATGGCACTACTGCTTCTTCACATTCTGCTGGCGCTACCTGCTACCCAGTGTTCACGGCAACTGACGCTGACCAAGCGAACAAAGTTGCATCTACGTTGACCACTAAGGGTGACATTCTTGCTACTGATGGTTCGGCTTTGAATCGTTTGGCTGTTGGTACGAATGACCATGTGTTGACGGCTGATTCGGCTGCGACTAATGGTGTAAAGTGGGCTGCTATTCCTACTCAGACACCTGATTTTTCTAGCGACCAAAACATTCTAAACAACGCAGTATTCGGATAAAGGAATAACATCATGGCAACTTTTACAAAAATCCCACTCAGCGGTTCAACAGACGGTCGTGGCATCCACATTGATGACAGTGCGACACCAGGTAAAACGGTTCATACTGGTTCTGCAACGGCAACCACGATTGACGAAGTTTGGTTGTATGCAACGAACTATGACTCTACTGACCGCAAACTTACGATTGAGTGGGGCGGCGCAACTGCTGGCGGTGACATTATCGAGTTTACAGTAAAAGCGGAAAACGGTTTGTACTTGATTGTTCCTGGTCTTATTCTTAAGGGTAACGCCACTCCATTGGTTATTGCCGCTTTTGCTGCAACGACTAGTGCTATCAACATTTTTGGATACGTCAACCGAATTACAGCATAACTAGGAATCACAATGGCTGCACGATTTCCTGCGAGAACAGCATCTGACCCTAGCGTTGCTACTTGGGGCAAACCTGCTGCTGTTGGTGTTCTTCCTCCTGCTGCGCTTGAATATCTTGTTATTGCTGGCGGAGGCGGTGGTGGTAACTCACGAGGTGGTGGTGGCGGTGCTGGTGGTTATAGAACTTCGGTAACAGGTGCAACATCTGGTGGTGGTGCTAGTGCGGAATCAAAAGTAGCGGTAACAATTGGAACTACTTACACAATTACTGTAGGTGGTGGTGGTTCTGGTGGTATTAATGGTGGCGCTGCTGCCACAAATGGTACTTCTTCTTCAATTATTGGAACAGGTTTAACGGTTAGTACGGTTGGTGGTGGCGGTGGTGCAGCCTTATTTAGTGGTGCTGGAAACTTAGGCGGTTCGGGTGGTGGCGGTGGTGGCAACACACCAGGTGCAGGTGGCGCTGGTGGAGCAGGAACGGCAAACGAAGGCTATGCAGGTGGTAACGGTACTAATGCAGGCGAAGGTTTTTCGGGCGGTAGCGGTGGCGGTGCTGGTGCTGCTGGAGCGAACTCAACTGCTGGAGGTGGTGTTGCTGGCGGTGCAGGTGTAGCAAACAGCATTACTGGAAGTTCTGTTACTCGTGGTGGTGGTGGTGGTTCTGGTGCATATGCGCCATTTGGTGCTGCTGGTGCAGGTGGTGCAGGTGGCGGTGGTGCAGGTGGTGCTGCTGGTGGTGCTACAAGTGGTACGGCAAACACTGGTGGTGGTGGTGGTGGTGGTGGTGAAAACGCAACCCCTACTGGCGGCGCTGGTGGTAAAGGTGTAGTTATTATCAGGCAGGCACTCAGCGATAGTCTTTTGATTGGGGCTGTAACAGGAGGAACGCTAAGTATTGACGCAACTTATGCTTATTATACCTTCAATGACAGCGGCACAGTTAAGTGGGGTTCATAATGGCTTACTTTGCAAAACTAGAAAACAACATTGTTACACAAGTTATTAGTATTAGTAACGAAGTGTGCGGTGAACCGACATTGGATTTTCCTGATACTGAAGCGGCGGGTCGTGCGTTTATAGCGAACACTTTGAAGTTTGATGGCTTGTGGAAACAGACATCATTTAACAGCAACTTTCGCAAACAATACGCAGGTATTGGCTACACCTATGATGCTGACGCAGACCAGTTTGTAGCACCACAGCCATACGCATCATGGACATTGGATGCTAACAATGATTGGCAAGCACCAACAGCAAAACCTGAAGGTGACTACATGTGGGATGAAGAAACATTGGCATGGGTCGCAATACCCGTTGGCTGATATTCATACCCGTAGCACTATTCGCAATCTATGCGAAGCCTGTTAAAGCCGACGTTTTAGGAGACTGGGAATACAGCCAGTCAGCAGCCTGCGGTGGCTCAGTCGAAGTTGTAGACAACACCATCACCTTGCACGGCCCCGACCAGAACGGATGTTCAGGTGCAGCGCATTGGGTGAAGATTGAAACCACAATCCCCGCCGATGTAAACACGGTTGATTTCACTTGGTCGTATCAGACAACTGATGGTTGGGTGTATGACCCGCCGCAGTACGGCATCAATGGCATCTACACGCTTATCACTCAGCAGAACAATGCGACTGGAACCAAGTCTGTACCCGTAAACGAAGGTGACATTTTCACGTTCCGCCAATACTCGACAGATACCTGTTGCTCACCAGGGCATCTGACTATCAGCAACCTGTCGTTGTGGGAGTTCACCGCAACAACAACCACCACCGAAGTGTCCACAACAACTGTTCAGGAATCCACTACTACAACGGATGTGTCCACAACAACTGTGGCTGTGACTACAACAGTGGAGTCAACTACTACTTCTTCCGTACCGACCAGCACATCGTTAGCACCAGAGCCGACCATGCCAGAACAGTCAACAACAACGACAACAACTACGACCACCTCGACGGTTGTTGAAACCACAACCACCACAGAACCCGTATCACCACCGCCAGCGCAGCCACCTGCAACGGTTGAGCAACCGCCCACAACAGAGCCAGCGCCACCAGATACGGAACCCAGTCCACCAGAGACAGAACCAGTTGAAGAAACACTCCCATTAGACCCTCCTGATACGGAACCTGAAGCACCAGAGACTACCGACCTGCCACCCGATACCGTACCCCCAGTTGAGGACACCGAACCTGCCCCACCTGACACTGAGCCTGCACCCCCAGACACCCTCCCAGACGCACCAGAAGCCCCTCTAAGCGTCGAAGAACTAGAAACCATCCTAGACACCATAGAAACCGTAGAAGCCCTCACAGAAGCCCTAGAAGAACTCACCTCCGAACAGGCTGAACAACTCATCGAAGCCATCTTGGAAGAAGAACCAACCCAAGAACAAGCCACAGCCATCGCATCCAGCCCAGCCGCCCTAGCCGTACTCACATCCGACCAAGCCACCCAAGTCTTTGAAGCATTAGACGTAACCGAATTAGATAACACCCAACTAGAAGCCCTAGCCGAAGCCGTCACCGATGCACCAACCGAAGTCAAAGAAGCGTTTGAAGATTCCGTAGACATCTTCTCTGAAGGACTCGGCACCTATGTCCCAATAGACAGCAAGATTCCTGTATCCGAACGCCAAACCCTCATCGCTATCGCAGCGGGGGCAACCCTCACAGCAGCATCAACTAGAATGAAACGATAATGAAAAAGATACTTTCGTACCTTGGTGACAACACGTGGACATGGGCTGGAACAGGGCTGGTTCTTATCACCCTGTCGGGACCGACCCTCCGTCAAGCGTTACTGGTCACAGGTATAGCGATTGTTGTACACTCGGTAATCACTCTCGGACAGAAAGACTAATAGCAATGGCAAAACTTCAGAACATCCTGTTTCGTATCGGCGCACTATTCGGCTCATCCGCATTGGCTGCTATCGCTGGTGGTGCGCTCATCGGTGTAGAACTTTGGAAATCTGCTGCCCTTGCAGGACTTATGGCATGTGCACAAGTTATCGAGAAGTTGCTACGTTTCTCTGTTGATGGTTCACTCAGCAAGGAAGAGATTGAACTTGCTTTCGCAGGTGCAGGCTCGGTCAAGAAGAAGGCTGAAGAAGTAACAGAGTAATGGCAAAAATGAAAAAGGTAGACATCTCTAAACTGCCAATCATTCCAGTCAAACTTTGTTCACATCTGAAGAACGCTAAACCTGGTGCGCTTGGTCCAAAACTTCTTCGCCCGATTGAAGGCAAAGGTATCTTGCATCATTGTGCCGCCGATGCATACGAGGCGATGGATGCGGCAGCAAACGCAGAAGGAATTGATTTATCTCCAACTAGCCCAGCGGACACATATCGCACACTTGCGGTACAAGAGTACGGTTTCTACCAGCGATACACCACCGAAGTAGTGAAAGGCGAGAAGCCTCGCGTCTACAAAGGCATCCCGTACTACCTCAAAAAAGGTAATGCGATGATGGCGGTCCCTGGTACCTCGAAGCACAACCTCGGTATTGCTATTGATATTAAGAACTCGACTGAACCGAAACGTTTGCGATGGTTGGCTGACAACGCTGTGTCATTCGGTTTCTCATGGGAAGCACTCCCATCTGAGCCGTGGCATCTTCGTTATGTAGCAGGTGACGACACCCCTGAGCGCGTTAAGGCGTGGCTCGCAGCAAAGACGGTATGACGCTGTGGACGCAGGGTGGAGCCTTGTTCTCGCTGCTGCTGTTACTGGTGCTTTCGGTCTCCTGACCGTCGTTGTTTCCCAGTTCCGTAAAGAAAACCGCCGTGACCACGATGTAGTCATGGGCATGTTGAAGTACATAAACAAAGGCATTAACAGGACTGAAATCAAGTTGGATAAAGTGTCAGAAAAAGTGTCTGACCACCTAGAAAATCATCCAAAATAATATAGTGCTGTTAACAATTTATATTCCCACATTCAAAAGACTTGATATCGGTCCGTGTTTAGAATCAATAGTCCCACAGATTGTTGATGGGGTTGAACTGATTGTTAGCGACAATGACCCAGATGGTTTCGCTGAACCGTTTGCCCGAAAGTTCCCGCAGGTTCAATACAGTAAAAGGCTAAAGAACATTGACGGCGACCCGAACGTGTTTCGTGGGGTTACGCAAGGTAGCGGTAAATATGTTTGGGTTTTTGGTGACGATGACACAATGTTGCCTGGGACTATTGAGATGTTGTTGCCTATGCTTGATGGTGTCGGTCGGGTGTTGCATTGGACTGCGAACAGTCGTGAAGTTGGCGCAGGGTTCTCAGGGAAAATGTGTGACTACATGGACTCCCTCAACGACAAATCTATTCTTGTTGCTTCGACAACAATTACTTCTACTGTGTGGCGCAGAGATGCCATGAACCTGAGTTTGGGCTTAGATAAATTAGACACAAGGTATCCTTTGGCTTGGGCTGGTTTGGGTATAGATACCATTAAGGTGATGCCAGTACCTACGATTACCGTTGGTTATATTCATCAAGATAATTATTTTTCATATTTCCCGTTGGTGATGGGTGAATATATTTGGGCTTGGAGTGGGGCTGTTGGTGCGAAACCGATAGACTTTTCAAGTCAAGCAAATGGATGGAATTTTGTGAGTGTTTCATTAGAAAATCACCCAAAATAATCGACTAACAGTTCGTTTCGGTGGTAACTTAGCGAGTCCTATGACACGCGAAACGCTATACACAATAAGGAAATACCTAGTCACAGCCCGTGTATCACGCCCAGAAGAAGACGAATTCTTTCGCGCATTACAAGAACTAGACCGTCTCCTCATGGCGGCTCCGTCACCTGACCGCACCCCTGCCCTACACTGATGCTATGGAAGGTGGTCAGAGATACCCGATGGTCCTTGTGACGTGGGCTGATACTCACCTGTCTGAAGGCGGATGGCTAGACCTACCAGATTACGAAGATGACGGCGAGTGCATCGTTGCATCTGTTGGTTTTCATATACCTGTCGGCGACCCTGGTTCAAAAGAGAAACATATGACGTTGTGGCAGACACTGTGCAAAGATGAAGGTATCCACGCAATCCATATCCCTGTTGGCATGGTGCGTGATATAAAAATTCTCGGATAGGTACTTGACATACGGTATCACAGCCTGTATGGTGATACTTCAACAAGCAACGAAGGGAAACAATAATGCAAATCAAACGCTACCGCATTACCAAAAACACTCACGGCGGACAAGACTGGTTGAACGACCGCTTCTGGGATGAACAGAAACGTAAACGAGTATCAGCATCAGCAGTCGCAGCAATCTACGGACTGCACCCATTCGTACCCGCAGAAAAATATGCGGCAGAACTTTTAGGTGACGTGCCCCCCGCACCTATACCACCCAACCCTGCAATGGAACGCGGCAACCGTCTCGAACCATTCGTGTTGGAGTGGGCAATCGACAAGACAGGCATCAACTTCGGCACACCAGAAGAAATGTTTGTAGCAGAATCAGACAACGGTGCACGCATGATAGCCACCCTCGACGGCTTCATAGAAGATGACAACGGACGACAAATCCTAGAAATCAAAACATCAAACCGTGAATGGCAAGGCACACTCCCCGACTACTGGCGCATACAAGGAATCCAACAAGCCATCTGTGCTGATGTAGACCAAATCACATGGGCAATCTTCGACTCCACAATGGTGCTTCACATCTATGTGCAAACCATCACTGACGCTGAGAAAGAAGAACACTGCACAAAGGTCGGACAATGGCTGGCAAACATCGACCTTGGTATCACACCAGAGGGTGTCTACTGGTCGTATGAAACCATCACTGCCCGCTACCAAAAGGTAGAACACACCAGCATTGAACTGCCTTCCACTGCCACAGAACTGATAGCACAACTGAAACATGTGAAGTCAGAACTGAAATCTTACGGTGAGATGGAAGACAGATTGAAAGCAGAACTGTGCGATTTGATTGGACCAAACGAAATTGCTACAGTCGATGGCACAGTCGTTGCCACATGGAAGGGTAAGTCGTGGTCATCGTTGGATATTAAAACGTTGAAGCAAATGGAACCAGCGATTGCAGAAAAGTATTCGAAGCAGGTGACAAACCGTACCTTGCTTTTGAAGGGTGAACGATGGTAGACCATCATCGTTTCAAAGACACATCAAACAAACTAACGAAGGAGAAAGAAATGGAAACATCACAGCAGTTAGCCGACATCCTCACCAAGTATGCGGTACCAGATAAAAACATTGTGGGCAAACTCCCACGTGGCGGCACACAACTCGATTTCGTGGGTCATGCCGACATCACCAAAATCCTTATCGAGATTGACCCGTTGTGGTCATGGCAACCATGTGGTTGGGAGAATGGTCGACCAGCAATCACCGTTGTAAACGGTATGGCAGTGATGTGGGGCATCCTCACAGTGCACGGCAAAGACATGATTGGTGTTGGCACAGTCAAACATGACAAGGCTGACGTAGATAAAGAACTCATCGGAGATTTCCTACGTAACTCCGCAATGCGTTTCGGTATCTGCCTGTCGTTGTGGACGAAACAAGAATGGGATGACACATCCAAGCCTGCATCTATCCCTGTGCAGAAATCACCGAAAGCACCAGTGGTAGAGAAGCCAACTGCACCAGTGGAACCAGCAGAAGATTCTGCTCTCACACAGCAACAGGTGAAACAGTTTGTTGATGCGTGCGACAAGGTTAATTTGGACCCTGCGATTGTTGCATCGAAAGCAAAGTTGAACTGGGAAGGACAAATCTTGCAGTCACAACTACCGTTGTTGCGTGATGCGTTCACCAGCCTGCGAGGTGGTAACTAATGGCGGCTTCACGTACCGTAGACCCGTCAGGTAAGTACCGTTCCACTGCGATGGTGTCGCTCAGGTTGACCACCATCCAGATGGAAAACATTGCTGAACTGTGCAAAGAACGTGGCATTGGTAGAAGCAAACTGTTCCGTCAACTACTGGCAGAGGAGTGGGCACGTGTCGAAGGAACGCGCTAAAGGAACCAGTTTCGAAACCTTTGTAGTTAACTATCTAAAAAACTTTTATCCTCATGCGGAACGCCGCACGTTGCATGGAACTTTAGACAAGGGTGACATCACAGGGTGCGACCCGCGTCTGGTGTTCGAGTGCAAGAACCATAAGACATTAAACTTTTCGGGGTGGTTGCATGAGGCTGAGGTGGAACGCATCAACGCTGGTGCAGAGATGGGGATTGTGGTTGCGAAGCGCCGCAGTTACGGTAATCCTGCTGACCAGTATGCGGTCATAAGACTCGAAGAACTTTTATTACTACTGAAGAAAGCAGGCTACTGATGAGCGACAGCGAACTGAACGAAGCATACGACTTGATAACCAAGTTTGATGATGAGATTGTTTTGTGGAAAGAAATTGCCACAGAACTTTACGAAGCATGGCTTGAACCAACAGGTGATGAGGCTCCTATGCACAGAGCATTGAAGCGCTATCAAGATGCTATGCGTGATGACAGTTGAACGCACCGAAGGATATGTACCATCGCATGACATTAAACAGTTTGACTTCACAAAAGATTTAGCGTTCGGACATGAAGGCGAAGAACTTGTTAGACAGTTTCTTTCTGATTTAAGTGGCGGCTCATTCGAAGTAAAGTATGACCGTTACCGCAACGGACGTATGTTCGTAGAGTTTGAACAAAACCCACGTAACACAGGGTGGAAACCGTCAGGGATTGCTGTAAGTAAAGCGAAATGGTGGGTGTATTTGTTTGCACCATCAGCATTTGTTATAATAGAAACCAGCAGATTACGCCGCTACATCAAAGCCAATCACACTGTTCTACCAGTACGCATTGCGGCGCAACACTCCGACAACCCAGCGAAAGGTTTCCTCATATACCCAGAACAACTGAAGGAGTTGCTTACAGTATCCACCTACGATTAGGAGAAACAATGTTGAAACGTGCAAGCACAATACTCATAGGATTCATGTTTATAGGGGCATCAGCAGTAATGGCGGAAGCGCCAGCCGAAGGGAACCCATCGTCGACCGCGAACATTCGCAACATCAGGGAACACATCCCCACCCCACCAATACCAGACACAGCGTTATCACCACAGTGGTGGGCTTTGGCACGGGAAGTCGGTTGGGCTGAAGAAGATTTAGAAACATTGGACTACGTGATTTACAGAGAGAGCAGAGGGGACAGCACAGCATGGAACAAACAAGACCCCAATGGGGGGAGCCGTTGCTTAGTTCAGGTCAATGGCAGTTGGACTGGATGGTTGAGACGGCAGAACATTCTGTTGAAACCATCCGACCTGTTCATCCCACGAATCTGTCTCACAGCAGGGCTTGCCATCCATCAGTATGGGATGGACAGATACGGGTGGGGTTGGGGACCGTGGGCTATACAAGCCCCCTGATATAGTCAAACCATGAAGGGAAGCACCAAGACAGAATGGCTTTGCGACCAATGCGGTATGCGGCTATACACATACGTCCGTGTTATCGAACCACCAACACACCGATGCACGAAACGTTCCAACAACAGTAACGCAACAAACATATTTCCACTAAAAGAAAGAAGCAAATAATGAACAACATAACAATCATTGGCAACGCAGGCAAACCCATCGAACTGAAATACAGTGCAGGTGGGGTAGCAGTAGGTAACTTCACTGTTGCCACAACATCAGGCAAAGATGAAAAGAAACAAACCACATGGCACAACGTCACCGTCTTCGGACAGATGGCAGAGCACGCAGCAGCATCCATCGAGAAGGGTTCACGTGTCCTAGTCATGGGCAAACTAGACATCTCTTCCTATGAGAAAGATGGCACGAAAGTTTGGACAACCAAAATCTTGGCTGACGAAGTAGGTTTGACAATGCGTTTCAACGCTGTGTTTGCTGACAAGACAGAGCAGAACATGAAGCAAGTGACACAGAAGTTGGGTGGGCTACCGTTCCTCGGTGACGAAGAAGCGTTCTGATGGAACTCGTATCGTTCGACTTTGAGACATGGTTAGAGATAGGCATACGTGCAGGCTATGTATCTCCGCCAGTGTGCACAACACATGACGGGATACCTATGTCCATCACAGAAGAAGCAGAGTTCGAGGATGGCTCTGACCCTTGCATCCATATGATGCGATGCTACGAATCACGAGAGCACAAAGAAGCAATTGAATCAAATTATTCACCAGCATTATGGAGGAACCCTTTCAATGACAACATCAACTGATGGCGCAGAAATACTTTTAGAAGCACACAACCTCATCACAGGCGACCGCCACGATGAATACGCACACCCGTTAGAGGACTACACACAGACCCGTGACATCTTCGAAGCAGTAACAGGCGTACATCTCACCGTTGAGCAGGCAATTATGTTCATGGTTTCTGTCAAACTTTCACGTCTCAGGACGGCACAGGAAGCAGGACGCTGGTCACATGACAGTCTCGTTGATGCGGCAGGGTACTTGGGATGTTTCGCTATGGTACGGGAAGCACAGTGGAACAGATAACACAGGTTCGTTGTAACAAATGTGGGCTGACCGTGTGCTATAACAAGGTACGTCTCATGGGATGTTTATGTGACCCTGATGCCCCAACGTGGATAGCGTTAGATGTAACAGGACGCATGTTGAAAATGTCTCACGCCGATTACACCATCATGGAAACAGCATGACCAGTTTAGGTAGACGCAACAACCCTTGTGCATGTCGCACACCGATACCAACACCCCCGTTTTGTGGGGAAAGAGGAGTGGAAGATGACGACTGAACTGACACAAGAACTACGCCAACAGATAGCAGAGTTGGAACTTATCATTGAACAGTTGAAGGGTGAACTACTCGCAACGATGCGCGAGTTACATCATGGGTGAGCATGTTCGTGTTGAACGCACCGATTTGACAGCCGACATTTCTTTTGATAAACCTATGGGCATCTGCCCGCATTGCGGAACAATCAAAAATGCGGTAACGATATGGACAGACTTCGAGATAGAAGGATGCCCGTGCATGTGTCATTACCATAAAAAACTTTATGCAAACGAACAACCTCGAAGGGGAAAACGAAAATGAAACTACAATATCTGGGCTGGTATGACGAAGCAGCGTGTCGTAGCATGGACGGTGACATCTTTTTCCCTGAAGTTCCTATCGGTGTGAACCATGCAGGACTGTTCGATGAAGCGAAGAAGATTTGTGGTAGGTGTTCTGTTCGTACCAAATGTTTAGAGTTCGCTATGGAAGCAGAGCAGAATGAGATACGTAGGTACGGTATGTTTGGTGGTTTGACTCCGCGTCAGCGTGACGCACGGGCTGGTCGGAGATAACGAAAAGCCCCACTCAACGCAAGGGAAGGGGAAACCTTTGCGGAATGGGGCAGTTCACTTTCTAGGTTAGCAGATTATTTTTTGAGTTGCTTGACCCTGTAATTGCAGTGTCGCCACAACATGCTGTTATCTGCGTTTGCTTGTGCTTGTTGCTCTGTACGGTACTTCGATGCTAGGTCAGGGTTCGGGGTGAAGGTGGTTCCTTTGTTGCGTTCTGAGCCACGCCAGTACCCGTACTCCCGTTTCCCTATCAGTCTCACTACCACAAACAGAACCCTTGGGGGTTTCAGAGTTTTGTTTTGTGCGGTGCGTAGTTTGTGCAGTTTATATTTGACGGTCAGTCTGTTCATGCTTTCGGTTTGTTCAGGTGGAAGATGGCGGTGTTCAAGTCCCAACAGTTTTGTTCTTCACCTTCAACGAACTTTCCGTCACCTAGATACCCGTTCAACCATTCACCTGACAGCCAGTTGAAGATAGTCCCGTGAGGAAATACATCTTCTTCTAGGTCTGCGTTGTGATACCACTTGCCTAGTTCTGTGTCGTAGGTGACAACGAAGTGGTGCAGGGTGGCACGTTCTTTTGTTGGTGGTGTGTCTGCTAATGGATAGATTTTCATTTGTTGTTCTCCCTTGTTGGGTGGTTTCTCATTGACTGTTGGCGCTGTAGTTTTTTGTCGTTGCGTACTGTTGCTAGTGCGTATCCGACTGAGAACCACACTGCCACTGTTAGATATATCATTGTGCTGACTCCTCTGTTTGTTCTTTAGCGTATGTAACTATCCAACCCCACTGGTCTGACTGGTTGTCGTTATCCCAAATGTCAATGCACTTATCCCATTGGTCTTCGGTAAGTTCGGTTTCCAGTAACTCCTCTACCCCTTCTTTAGTCCACAATGTGACACATACTTTCTCGTCGTGTGGCATTTCTTCTAAGTGTTCGATGATGTATTTGACCTTGCTCATTCTTCTGTCTCCAATGCTTCTGCTTCGTAGGCGTCTCTGCCCATATCCATACCGTAAAGGTCTTCAAGTTGGGCAGTAGCGTTTGCTATTGCTTGGTCTTCTTCGCTTGCCGATATGTAGGTGGTCAGTGTGAAGTAATCACCAACAAACTGAACTTGCCATTGGGTCTCGGTCACGGTGCTCATTGTGCTACCGCCTGTTTCATACCCTGCTCAATCAACCACTGCGCCTGATTCAACTGCTCTAACATGGCGATAGTTTGCATTGGTGCTAACTCTCCTGTTTTGATACCTTCCGATAGTAG